CTTTCTCCGGAGTTCCGAATCCTGGGACAACGTTTGGGTGGCGACCCGCAACATCGAATTTTCGAGCGCTTGTAGTCTCGAATCGTCGTTCCCACATGCAGAAAGCATGTAAATGAATTCCCCCATCAGCATGCTCCTCTCTTCCGATGATGCACTCAGCTCGTAGAGATGCAAAGTGGTTAACCACGTCGAAAGGATCAAGGTCCGAGCACTGGGCGTACGTGAAGAGTCCATATTTAGCCGAGAATCGGAAGGGAGGTCCCATGGTATACAGTTAATATTATACTGTATACCTTCAGAGTGGGAGTGGGAGTTGGTGTGGTATATATAGGGCAGTCCGCGCGCCCGTGCGCGGTGTATTCACAATGTGCCGTGTTACCCGCACAGGTGTTGAGAAGTGTTCGTATTCGGAGGTTTTACGTAACGGCTGTTACTATGCGGCGCAGCTACGCGAAGAGAAGGCCCGCGGGTCGACGTGGTCGCTCCCGATTCGCCCGGCGCTCGTTCGCCAAGAAGCGTTCACCGAGAAGGATGACTCGAAAGCGGGGTTTGACCCGGAAGCGGATTCTCGACATGGTGTCGACAAAGAAGCGAGATAGGATGTTGCTACGTAGTAGCACGGATGGCGGGATTAGTTACCTCCCTGAGGCTGTTGCCTCCAGCACGAACAATTGTGCTTTGTACTTGGTCACAGGCCGTGGCCGTGCTGACCTTGGTTCCGATCTTCAGGCCAATAGGGGGAAGCAAGATGTGTTTTGGAAAGGATTTTCTGATCATCTGATGATGCAGAGTACGACCTCAGATCCCTGGAAGTGGCGTCGTATTGTGTTTGAGGTTCATGCGGGCGGGGTGTCGACAGGCGTACCCCCATCGCTTTACCTCGGTGTTGGTGCAACCGACATTGATCAAATTGATCCCTCCACCAATAGTGGTGCCCAACCTCAGAATTTGGTTGGATTGGCCGGTGTTTTGCGTTATTATCGCCAGTTTTCCTTTTTGACGAACACCCAAATGAACGATTTCTTGGGTGGTTTATTTGGTGGAACAGTTGGTTTTGACTTCAACTCGGGGCAGTACATGACTGCCCGATGCCAAAATGAGAACATCAAAATTCATTCGGATGTTACGAGGTCTATCAACAGTGGGAATGACTCCGGTGTTATGAAGTCTTACAAGTCATATATTCCTTTGAACAAGAGTATGCGTTATGCAGGGAACGAAGTGGGGAATCTGACGTCGAGCACGTTTTACGCTGCACCAAAAAGTCCATTGGGCGATGTGTATGTTTGTGATCTATTTACTCAGCTAAATGATGCACCTGGCTCTTTGAGGATCACTGGCCAGTCGTGTGCGTACTGGCATGAAAAATAGGGAACCTGATATGGACGAAGTCGCAGTTCCCTTCTAGCCAATCAATGTCCACGTTTTCGTTTGTGCGTGGATCCTCATTAGATAGCCAAATGCAAGGTCTTCCCCAGTGTACCAATCGTTTGCCCTTGTATTTGTCCGTGCAGTAGAATTGTTGTTGGCAGCCTAGCCAACTTTTGTAGTTTGGAAAGAACTTCAGGCCACCATTTATGTCGTCGAATACTGCATATTCGACATTGTCAACTGATTCGTCCAGGGAGAATAGTCCACCGTAGTAAGCGTGTTTTCCCAGAGATCTGGCCCATAGTGTCTTTCCCAGTCTTGTGTCTCCGTAAAGGCAAAGAGATCTTCTTCTGCCTGCGAGTATTAGCGAAGAACAAGACCGGCCGGAAGGGAGGGGCAGGGGCCCCCCCGCTGGAAGAGGCCGGTAGGCACACCTCCTGTTAACCCCCGGAGGGTCTGCCCCCCGCAGGGGAACATGTTATTAACTTACCATCTACAGGTACATCAAGGTTGCTTCCACACCATTCAGACAGTCTTGGTGATCTAGCCAAGTCGAATTGTATTCCTGCCGGTGTTGCATAGTCGGCAGGGTCGGTCCTGTACCTCCACTCCACAAATTTCTGTAGGGAGGTGAAATTGCAGCAAAGCGCACGTGGGTCCATTTGTCCAACAAGGTCCCAAAAGTCGTCTGCAGATTCCGCAGCTGTAATCTCGCTCCACTTAGAGCTAGATTTATCCACGCTGTCTCCGCACGGTCTTTCAAGTCCTCCACCGACCACATCTCCATCCTTTGTTGCATAGTCGTAACCTTTCTCCGGAGTTCCGAATCCTGGGACAACGTTTGGGTGGCGACCCGCAACATCGAATTTTCGAGCGCTTGTAGTCTCGAATCGTCGTTCCCACATGCAGAAAGCATGTAAATGAATTCC